TTAACAAAAGAAACAGATGCCTTTGGATATCTTCATCAGATTGCTGCATACTCTGAGGCAAACAAGAATGATAAGGTTGCTTTCCTTGCTATCGATAAACAAAGCGGGGCACTGGCCCTATGCAAACCTAATAAGGAAGAGGTGCCTAATGCAAAGGAACGTATTGCACATTTAAGAAAAGCTTTAAAAGATAAACAGACACCACCACCTAGATGTTATGATGCCGAAGCTGACGGAGCATCAGGCAATATGAAACTAAGTGTTGGTTGTTCTTACTGTTCTTATAAGAATGATTGTTGGTCCGATGCAAACGATGGAATAGGACTTAGGAAATTTATATATAGCAAAGGACCTCGATGGTTAACCAAGGTGGTTAATGAACCCAATGTTTCAGAGGATATCCCGTGAGTTGTCTACAAAAAGAAACAGGATATTATAGATCTATTTTTGAGAAGACAGTGTGTTCCAGATTGGAAGACAATAAAGTAGAGTTTGAATATGAAAGCTTAGTCATACCATATGTTGTGCCTGAGCTAAGAAAAACTTACACACCAGATATAGTATTGTCTAACGGAATTATAATTGAACTGAAAGGTCAACTAACAAGGGAAGATAGAGCCAAACATTTACTGATAAAGAAACAAAGACCAGACTTAGATATAAGGTTTCTATTACAGAATTGTAAAAACAAACTTTACAAAACTAGTAAAACAACTTATGGTGATTGGCTTACGAATAATAATTTTATATGGGCAGAAAGATTTGTGCCTGTGGAATGGATAGATGAGCGACCAAAAGAAATTGACACAACAAATTTATTTGTCAAAGCCAAATCAAAGCCGAATAGTTTTAGACCCTTCACTCGGTACGGACACCGGGGCAAATAAAGAGGGAGAGAATGAGAGAGCACTGTTTCGAGCCGTTATCTATCAAGGACTTCTTGATGCCAGTAATGATAATGAAAATAAATCTAAAGAATCCATACAAATTAAAGAGGAAGCTGTTCGATGGTTTAGTAAAACCGTTGGTGTTACGGCCTCTTGGTTTGTGGATGTGTGCGACCTTGCCGGTCTTAACTACCAACAGGTTCGTTCATTCGCTACTAAACTTATTAATGAACCCACTAATACAAACTTCCAAAGAAAACGATTGAATGTATTACTTAATATGAGAACAGGAGAGGATACAAAATGAAAAATGATTTAGTTAATCATCCACCTCATTATAAATATAATGATAAAGGTATTGAATGCATCGATGCAATTGAAGCTGCGCTAGATGATAGAGAATATGAGGGGTACTTACGTGGCCAGATATTTAAATACACTTGGCGCTGTAATTATAAAGGAAAGAAACTAGAAGATTTACAAAAAGCTCAATGGTATTTAAATAGACTTATTGAATTCATCGAGAAGAAATGGTAGTATCAGAACTTCCACTACTTGAAATAACTGCGGCAACAACAGCCTGTATATCCGTATATTTATATGGCAATGGAACCATCAAGGCTCCACTATTTGGACTCGGTTCGCAAGTATTCTGGTGGTGGTGGACAATCGAAGAAGGGTTATACTTTATGATGGTACTAAACATCTTTATGACTCTGACACATATACGTAATATTTTTAAAATGAAAGGGAGACAAACGAATGACGACGAATAAAGAATTACCAACTGTGTATCAACAGTTCATACATAAATCTAGGTATGCTAGGTGGTTACCAGAAAAGAAACGAAGAGAAGACTGGCACGAAACAGTTGCTAGGTACTTTGATTTCTTTGAACAACATCTAGATA